TTTATACTTCTTATCCAATTATCTAATAAATTGTAATCGTGGCTGTCTCCACGAATCATTTAAAATTTTTTTTCTATTTTAACTGTTGGAATATTAATTTGTTCAGAATCTACTTTATTACAAGAATAAAGCAATAATAAAATAATCAAATATTTCACTATTCAATAACTTTTTTTTCTCTGATAATGTGGCCTAAAACAGTACCTTTATGTTCGCCTTCTTTTAATGTGTATCCAGAAGTTCCATTGCCGTTTATTTCAACTTCTTTACGACTTCTTAATAGAATATTATTTTTTTCTTGAATTTTTTTAGCGATAAAATTATTCGCAATTAAATCTTTTAATCTTTCTATCATTATCCGTTCTCCTGTTCTTTTGGCTGTGGTTTATTAGCCATCGTTCGTGCAACTGATTCCGCGCTGCGCCCTACGACATACCCCCCGAGCCCAATCTGCAAAAGGGTCCACACATCTCCTGGTAATTGTATTGTTATAGAAGCTTTAAAAAAGAATAATATTACTGGTCCTAACACATAATTCCACACAAGAATAAATATTAATACATACATTAACAATGGACGCCAACTTGCTGAGAACCAACCAGCTTTAGCTTCTGCTTCAACAATTTTTGCTGCTGCTTGTAATTCTGCGGTATTAGATTGAAGTAATTGTGTTTGTAATTGTGATTTTAATTTTTCTTGAAGATCTTTATCAGGAACAGATTTTTCAATGGTATTAAATAAAATTTTTGCAAGAGGTGCAACTGCTCCTAACATTTGTAACATTAGAATATGCCTTTAAAAACCTTTTTTTTAACTTGAATATCTTTTTGACCCATAGAAGAACCGCCTTCCATTCCCATTTTATCGTTGTAAGTCATTCCACCGTCTTTCATGCCTTGTGACATTGGACCTTTTTTAGGAGGAGCTCCGTATCTTTTTCCTCCAGATAAACCACCCATTTTCATTTTTGGTTTATTCATCTCAGACATTCTATCATCTTCTTTATCTTGATAATAATCTGCTGCTAATTTTGGACCTATGCCTAAATTTTTTGCAACATCTCTAGCACCTTGTGATCTTTCTAATAAATCAGCTCCAGCTCCTAATAAACCCATTCCACCAATCTTCATTTTAACCGCACCACCTTTTTTCATTCCTGGTGCTTTTTCTTTATCCTCTTCTTTTCCCACAAATCCACTCAATGGTGCAATCATGGCTGCTGGATTATTTAGTGGAGTTGCTGAAGAAGATTGTTTTCCACCACCCATTAATTGTGAACCGGCCATTCCTGCAAGTGCTCCAATAGCTGCAATTTCTAAACCAGTAAATGCTTTAACTGGTTTTTGTTTAATTGGTTTTTTAGGTTTCTGACCTTTTTTAGCTCCGTTCATCATGTGAATTTTTTATTGCTCATTGCCATTTGTTTATGCATTCGGATTAATCCTCCGTCAGCTTTTTTCATCATTCCACCTTTTTTCTTGATGACACCTTTTCCTTTTAAAATATCTTTCATAGTAACTTTACCGTCACCTGTTAAATCTGGAAAACTTTTTTTCTTCATTTCTCCACCTTCTTTTTTTCCAGCTCTTTTCATAGTACTTGGTGTTTTTTTTGCTTCATCGTACATTTTTTCTTCTGCACTTTTGAGTTTCATAGAATCCTCAGGCAACGGTTGTATTGGTTTAAATTTATCAGGCATTTTTTACTCCTTTTTCTGCGTAGGTTTTTTTAAATCTTGTTTTAATTTAGCTTCTGCTAAATTTATTCTCTTTTTCCCTAGTTCTTCATTTAAATTAAGTTTGTCCTCTTGTAAAGTCTGCTGGGCACTAAACTTATTACGTTCAAAATTCATTTTTTTAGCTTCTTCAACTGCTTTTCTTTGAATATCCATAGCTTTTAAGTCTAATTCACGCTGTTTAAGACCAATTAATGGATCTTGTCCCTTCTGAGCATCAAATTGAGTCTCCATTTGAGCCAATTCTTGTGTCATTTTTGCTTGTCTCTTCGCTACTTCACTGTCAAATTCAATTGCAAACGCATCTTCATCGCTTTGTTGAAGCTGTAGCATAGCTGGGTCACGTTGGAAGTCAGCTAAAACTTGTTGTTTAATTTTTAAACTGACATGTTCCATTAAGTGACCTTGCAATAATGCATAAACTTGAGGATTAATCTGCACCATTCTACTCATCATGAATGCCATATGTGTTGCAATGTGCGCATCATGATCTTGTTGAGGAAATGCTTTAGGTAAAACCATCTGTAGTGCACCTGTATTTTCAATTGCTGGGTCTAATGGTCGTGGTGGCTCTGGTGGTGGTTTTAAAATTCCATTAATATTTTTAACTCCAAGTGCCTCGTACATGCGCCTGTAAGCTTCATGAATATTATGCATTTGTGGATTTGTTTGTGCTAATTGTAACTCAGCTTGAGCAACTTGAATTCGTTGTGTCATAGAAAATATATCAGGATCTGCTACTGGAATAACATCTACTTTTTTATCAAAGTCTTGTGCTTTAATAGTACGTTCTCCACCATATACATCGTAAGGATATTCTGGTGGTAAGTAATCTGCAAAAACTTGTGCAAGAATTTTAAATTCTTGTTTCATTGCATAGTAGCATCGTTTATGAATTGCAGACATAACTTTTGATCCACGTTCTAATAGTGCCATAGTTGTGCCGACAGGGGCTTGTTGGCTCATGTCTCCAACTTGCATATCAGCAATAGAAGCAAATCTTTTTCCAGACTCAACACAATAATTTAATAAATTAAATAACGTTGCACTTGGTTCTTTAAATGGAAGTAATTGAAACTGATCTTTAATGTTTCCACCAGGAGCATCTACATCTCTAAATTCACCTGGCTGTAATGGTTCAGAGTCATCTCTAATTCTCATTCCTCTAGATTTAAATCCAGCAGGTAAATTAGATAATGTACCAGCATCGAGTAATTGTCTTAAAGCTGAAGTCGCAGTTCTGGATAAACCACCGATCATATGAATTAAACCAAAACCATAAAAACCTAAACCTGGTAAAAATTTAAAATGTACAAAATAATTTTTTCTTTTTTTAATTGGATCATCTGGATTATAGTTTCTATAAATAGATAATATTTGTTGTGAATCTTCATCAATTGTTACAATGTAAGGAACTTTAATATTGCCCTCTTCTTCATAACCCGATAAGTCTAAAAAAGTATGTACTTCGATTATATTATACATATCTTCAGCTGTTTCTGGAGTTGGTGATATGCCTTCTAATTCGTTAACTTTATCTTTTGCATCATTTTGAGAGTAGTAAGGTTTTGGTAAATCAATGTCTAAATACATGCCTGACATTTGCATTTTTTTTAGTTCATTTAAATTCATCTTTACAACTTGTGTGATACGTTGAGCATCTTGAAGATCTGTTGCATTATAAGGAACTATTAAATCTTCCGCTGGTACAAATTTTGAAACTGCTCTTTGCATTAATTCATCGTAATATATTTTTTTAAATGCTGAACCTGCTAGTGGTAAATAAAATAGCATTTGATCAAAGTCTGGAGTATATTCTTCCATTTTATCCATGAGCATATAGTTCATGAAATCTTTTACTCTTTGAGCTTGTTGTATTTTTTCTTCTGTCTCTGCTCCAATAACTTCTGTTCTTACAGGACCTGAGCTTGGTAATAATTCTTTAATTGCTTGCGCTTGAAACTGTGTAACTGATTCTGCAAGGAGTGGATGTGTTACTCCTGATGCTCCAATAAATGGTCTTGTCAGAGATTGATACTTAAACCCTAAAAGATCTAAACCTTTTACATACCCTTGAACCCACTCTTCTCTTGATGTTCTATCATAATTAACTTCTGTAACTAATTGAGCACCTATTTTTTTTAATTCTTGTTCATCTATTTTTTCTGCAAGGTTTGCGTAAAAATTTTCTTGCTCTCCTTCTTCGGGTAAGGGCTCACCAGCAATAAGATTATCTTCTTCGTCAATAACCGTGGTTACTGCTTCAGGAGCCGTGCCAACGGTTTCTTCAATTTGAATATCTTCTTCTGCCATTTTAAAATATTTTTGTTAATTTTATTCTTGCTAATTTTTGACCTTTAGAGACTATACCACCTGATTTTAAACTCACACCATATTTTTTCTTTTGACCTTCTAAACCTTGACCTGTTTCTTGAGCTTGGCTTAATTGATCTTGAATAGTTGCCTCAGCACTAGTTCCTTTTTTAATATAATCCGTTATAAATTTATCAAACATTAAATTAATGGTGCGAAGAACTCTCTTTTGACTTCTACCAATCCTCCTAGTTTATATCCTTTGCTTGGCGTTTTTTTCATGCCTTGTGTATCTATTACTATACTTTCGACATAATTGATAGGATCATTCTCATCGATTACATCATATTTTTCACCACCATATTTTTTATGGTAGTTATCTCTGTACAGTTTACTTTTAAAAGCTTGAACAGGTCTCATTTTTTCTTCTGCTCTTCTTTTACTTATTATTTTATAAGGTTTTGTTGGATCAGTTAAAAACACTTTTTTAACAGCTAAATTTCCCCCCATTTCTTTTACTAAATCTTTTGCTGCTTTTGGTAATACTGCATCTCCAGCAAGTTCACCAGCATACCAAGCATCGTCTGGTTGTTTTTTTTCTCCTTTTGTAATACGCGTATTTTTTCTATATTTACCTAACCCTTCGAGTCCACCTAAAAATGTTTTTTGTTCTTTAACTGTTAGTTCTGGATTTTTAACTGAAAATGTTTGTAATGCTTCTTTTTCTAAACCAAGTCCATAAAATTGTTCTATTTTAAATTTATTATTTTGAGTTAACTGAAAAAATTCTGCTGGAGCAAGCGCTACATAACGTTTACCTTCTCTCTGTGCGGAGTTGACCATACTTTTTAAACTTAATCTAACCCATGTTTCTTCTCTGCCCATAGGGAAATAATCGTAAGATTTAACATTAGGTCTAAAAACATCATTACCTCCATAATATTTATCCACTTTCTGTTGTATACTAGGTTCAGGAGCTTTAAAATCTTTTGTAATTAGTTGTTGTCTTAAATTAGTTAAATCTTTCATTTCAACATCATTCAATGGTTTAACCGAAGCAGCATCAGTATATTTTTTCATTTTATCAATTATTTCTTGTTTTTCTCTTTTTGAAATTTGTGTAGATATTTTATTAGCAAAAGGATTATTCCTTACCATCTTATCTGAAGTTAAACCAACAGGTTGGTTTTTTTCTATTAAATCTCTAGCTTCATCATTTACTCTTTTAAAACCTTTACTTATGTTTTGATGCGGATCTGATTGTAATTCAAACAAGAAAAAAGTATCTCCGTATGAGTCTACACCACGAACATCATATCGAGTAAACGCAACAGGATTAGGATCAGGAAAATGTGAGTTATAAACTCTTTTTGAACTTGAGTTTTCAGGAATTGGATTATCATAATAAATTACTTTTTCTCTGTAATCAGTGCCTCCTAATGGTTTACTAGAATGCCTTGGACTTGGAACTAGTTTTTCCATTTTAAGTGCGTTCGTATTTATTGCATTTATTTTTTGGTAATATTCTTTTAGTGATCGTACAGTTAAAGCTTGATTTTGCGGTAAATCCAGTAGAAGTTGATCAAATGAATTTATTAACTTTGAAAATGTTTCACTTTTTACTCCTCTTAATTGTCCTGCCATTGTATCAAGTAAGTTTTCAGCATCGTCTAAATCAGTTCTTATTTTTTGAAAAATTTCTCTATTAGCTGGATTTGTATTAAAAGCTTTTTCTAATAAAATTTTTTCTACATCCTCTACTAAAGGTTGTTGGCTTTGTCTTATATCAATTAATTCATCTAATTTTACAGCAGACTCATAATCTTTTACTTTCATATTGAAAGCTGGATTTGTTTCAATAGATGCTAATAGTTCCTGTTTTGTAAGAATTGCTTTTGGACTTGTTTTGGCTATTTGAAATAATTCTCCACTAATAGGTTCTCCTTTTGCATTAAAGGTTATTAATCCTGCATCTGCTAATTCTTCAGGTTTAACTCCCTTTTGCCTTGCGTTTCTTAAAAATCCTATCCATTGATCTGGAGTTGCACGTTCCATTCCTGATCTTGCAATTACATCATATGATTCAGATCCGATAAACTCTCTAACATGTTTTTGTTTTTGTCCTAAATTTTTAAATGTGCCTTGACCAAAGGTAAATGGTTCGTTGACCGTGGTCATCTCTTTGCCTTTATTTGGTTTGGTAACAGCCAATTCGTATTTTAAAATTTGTTTTTCTTTTTCTTTTTGAACTTGTAAATATTCTTTTTGCGCTTCTTTCTCTACTTTTAATTTTATTGGTTCTA